ATTCATTTGACAGTTATACATATTCTTTGAGCTGGTATATGCTGACTCCTGCTCAATTCAGCTACGCCCTTAAAGTTCCCACTGCTCAGTGGAATCCTACACAATGGTCATTGTTGATTCAAAGCGGCGGTGCTGCTGTGAATAATACGCAATCTGCGCCAACTGTAACTGGAGCATATAATAATCCTGCTACAAATACTAAATCTACTGTATCTGGTAATAGAAACCCCTATTTTAATTTGGACTATTACTTAGATGATTTAGAAATTGAAACAGCTTTGGGTAAAAACGGTATGGTGGCAATTTCTTCTATGAAATTTAAAATTACTGAACCCACAGGTATAACTTTATTAAAAAATCTAAACAATGCTTACAGAGACCTTACTAAAAACCCTCAAGCTAATTTAATAGCCGCTCAATTTTGTATGGTGATTAATTTTTATGGGTATGACTCTCAGGGAAATCAAATTACTCATTCTCCGGTAACAAAATATTATCCTCATATAGTGACAGGGTTAGAATTTAGAATGGCTGATAAGCAAATAGAATATTCAGTTACAGCAGCCTTTACTAGCACTTATTATGGTACCTCTAGTTCAACTGCGTCAGTGCCAACTAATATTGAATTGACTGGGGTTACTGTAGATGATTTATTAAATGGATCTACTAATAACATTGCATCAGCAAATTCATCCAGCGATGGAAGACCAACAACTTCTGCTCCAACATCTTCGTCTTCGGCTCCGCTGAGTAAAGCAGTACCCAATATTAATGGCTTAGTAAATACAGGAACTAACATATTGAAAAATTATACTTCTAGTTCAGCAGAAATAGCTGCCGGGCAACAAGTAAACACAGATATTTCCAATAACGACGGATGGGGCCAAGGATAAAATGCCGGGTATAAGCAACTTAAATCCAATTACTACTTTTGGACAACAAGCAGGTGTTAGAGCTCCTAATATTTTACCCACCCCTGCCGCCGGATCAGCAGCCACTTCGGCGTCAGCACCACCAAACGCTACTTCTGCGCCTAAAGGAAATTCAAAATATGTTTATACTGGATTATGTGCGGCGCTTAATCAGGCGGAACAAGAATTAGTTCAAAAGGGCACAGTTGAAATAGCCAATACTTTTGAAGTTCAATTTTCTCCACCATCTTTGGCACAGTCTAAAGTTAAAGTTCCTGGATCAACAGACTATTCCTCAACCCCCATGGAAAACTCCAGTAGTGCGTCGTTAAATCCGGCTAGCAATAGTATGAATACCACAGCTGATTCTAGAGCAGTATCGCAAGGTACGCAAGTGGTACAGGTTATTGAACTGGTAATGAGAAATAGTGACTTTATTACAAATCAACAAAATGCTATAGTCAATCAAGAATCAGGAAATTTAACGCCAAACGCAAAAGCAAGCAGCTCAAAATCAGGCGACACACAATGGTTTAAAATCTCAGTTAATTCTTTGCCTATAGGTGACAAGATAGACTCCAAAAGAAATACCTATGCTTACAGAACTATATACACAGTTACACCTTACGCTTTGACTGACGCCAATAGTCAATTTTTTCCTGTTCCTAAATTTCGAGGTGTGCATAAAGTTTATAATTATTGGTTCACTGGGCAAAATACTCAGGTATTACATTATGAACAAAATTTTACAGCATTATGGCATAATGTTTCTGTTGGTATAGCTCCAGAAACACAAACAGTATCAACACAGCCTGGATTATCACAACAACTTTTAGAATGGGTATATCCCACAATACCAATGACTGCGGCAGCCCAAAGTGATCAGGGTGGAAAAAAAGGATCACTGAATCCTGCGGCTAGTTTGGCTGATTTTTTATACAGCAGAGATGATCAAGCTAAAATAACTTTGAAAATTGTCGGCGATCCTGCGTGGATACTACAGGGCGAGGTAACTGGAATAACAGGTAGTACTTTTCAATTTGGGGGGTTTTATCCTGACGGAACAATTAACACCGATGCACAAGACGGAGTCTTTGTTGTAAATTGGAATGCTCCTGAAGACTACGATCTCAGTACGGGATTGATGGATATAAATGCTACAGGTACAAACTATAACAATAGCAAATTATCAACTACTTCTGCTACTCAAAGCGCCGCATATTCGGCTATTAACGTTAAGCATACTTTTAGACAAGGCATGTTTGAACAAGAATTAACAGGAGTGCTGTTGACTAATTTAAGTCAACAGCAATTAGCATCCATCAACGGAACTGGCAGACCGCAATCAGTACAAACTAATATGTCAAATTCTCGGCAACCTAATTTAAAAGACGCTGTATCTAGTTTAGACTCTGGCGTTACATCTGCGCTGTCCACTATCAACACTATCGGAAGCAAATTAAAAACAGCTGGGTCAGCACTGCTTAATAATCTTCCTAGTCCATCTTATACCACACCTGTGTTGTTACCAGCTGATCCTGTGCCTGCCGCCCCGCCAAACGCTCCATCTAGTAACGGACAATCAGTTGAAACACCAGCAACGGAAACAGGCACCAACAATGCGAGTTTTGCCCCCGCACAAACAATTGCCGCGCCCGATGATGCTGGCCCTGGGTGAATAAACTAACTAAAGGATATATTAATGACAATCAATACCGAACGCACAACTGGTAGATCGCAAAATTACAAATTTGACCGCGGAGGAGTGCCTACAGATTTTGGACCCTTCAGTGGCGAAGTCATGAATAACGTTGACGCCACAAGGTCAGGAAGACTACAGGTTTACATTGACCAATTTGGCACAGGCAACAAAAATGATCAATCAAAATGGCGTACTGTCAGTTACTGCTCGCCGTTTGCCGGTGCTACTCCCAAGACCAGCACATCAACTGGTTCTGGTACGTATGGATCAAACAATAATCAACAAAGTTATGGTATGTGGGCCACTGTGCCAGATGTTGGGGTCACAGTATTGTGCTTCTTTATAGGTGGTGATCCCAAGCAGGGTTACTATACTGGTTTCCTTCCAGGACAGGGTATTAACCAGATGACGCCGGCAATAGGTGCTACTACTAACGCTGCCAAACAAAATGCCGATCAAAACTCTTATTTTGCACAATCTACTCAGTTGCCCGCCACTGAAATAAACAATGCTTTGGAAAATACGCAGATTACCGAAAATCCACAATTTTTTAATCAACCTAAACCAGTACACAGTTACGTTGCCAGTGCTTTGTTTCAACAGGGCACAGTAAATGATCCTATACGCGGCACTATTACATCTTCGGCTCAACGTGAGAGTCCGTCTTCTGTAACTGGGTTGAGTTCTCCTGGTCGTCCCATATACACCGGGGGCCTACAAGATGCCACCATCAAACAGCAGATATCCGCTGGCACAGTACAATCAACGCAAACTCAAGTGGCAGGACGTAGAGGAGGACACAGCATTGTGTTAGATGATGGAGATCTTTCGGGAAATAATCAGTTGATACGTATTCGTACATCATTGGGACATCAGATTACTATGAGTGATGATGGCAGAAGTATCTATATAGCTCACGCCAATGGTCAAGCTTGGGTAGAGTTTGGGCAAGAAGGCACACTGGATATTTACACTACTAATAGCGTTAATGTTCGCACCGAAGGCACATTAAATCTTCATGCCGATCAAGATATCAATATTAATGCCGGGGGAAATTTAAACATGCTCAGCAATCTTGCTACAACTTTACAGAGTAATCAGAATTTTGGTATAATATCTAAACAAGATCTCAATATGTATGGTCAAGCTATGATAGGTATTAATGCCGGGGGAACATTGGGTTTAAAAAGCGGAAGTGGGGGCTGGACAGCCGACGGAGAATTGGCGTTTGACGGATCAACTATAGATCTTAATTCAGGAACAAGTTCTTCAGAAACTTCATTTATACAAACACCAAAAGGGTTGACTACATACACCATGCCCGATGCTTCATTTAATACATCTACAGGATGGCAAGTGGCCGCCACAAAATTAAACAGTGTAGTTACTAGAGCGCCAACTCACGAGCCTTGGCCTTATCACAATCAAGGAACTAAAGTAGACGTTAATCTCAGTGATGGCACAAATAGTACGCCACCCAGTGCTCCTGCTATTCCGCCAGGATTTGCCATTACACAGACGGGAAATTCAGTTACTTTGGCTGCTCAGGCATTGGCTACGGCTAAATCTGCGGTGGCATTTAATCAAGGTTCAACTACACAATAATGGCTAATTTTAATTATACTTTGCCCTCGGGAGACGTATTTACATTGACAGCTCCAGAAGGCACTACACAGATAGCAGCCGATAAAGTATTTTACGGTCAGGTGGCCGCAGGAAGTTTTGTAGGTTATAAAATAGGAGATAGTTTAACACATCCGGTTGAAACTTTTCAACAATTTGGACTGACTAGACTACAACGAGGCACCGCAGGAGTAGATGATAAAACTTTATTGGCAGTTATTGCAAATTTGCCTATAGTAGCAAGCATACCTACCACAGTATCAACCACTCCGGTTTCGGCCCCAATAAGTTCAGCAGATTATGCTCAGGTAATCAGCAATCCAACCCAAGGTATATTTGTACCTCCTCCTGCTCCTATAGGAATATTGACTTCTTCCCAAATACAAGGAACCATGGCACAAATTGCCAATGATGTTAACCAACCAGCTGACACTAGTAGTCAAGCCAAAGGAGTTGGAAAATATGGGTTTAATTCATCGCAATTAGAAAGAGCGGGATATATCAAACCAGGATACGCCGCAAGATATTGCCCGGTTAATCCTAATACCAATGCTAATCCTGATAATTTTACAGCTTTTATGAATTCTCCCGCAGTATGGACCGGACTCAACGGAGTATACGGTGTAAACAATCTGTTGGCTAATGAAGGTCTTCAGAATCAAATACAGCAGGAATTAATGAAGGATAGTTATGATCAGCTGGTTAGCACTGGTACTATTATACCCCCAGTGGCATCTACTTCTACCCCCAGTATAGCCACTGGACAAGTGTTTACAAATGACGGACAATTAACTACTGTTTCTCCCTTGAGTTTGTTTACAGCTAACCCAACTAACTTGTCATCTAACAGTTTATTGAACCAAACTACAACAAAATTGGGAGATCCTGTGTGGCTTGACGGTATAAATTCGGCATTGTCTTCTTCGCCATTGGGCAAGATTCCCGCTGATATATCAAATTTAGGACCCAACGCTCAGGCTTTGTATGCCCAGGGGTTAAATAGTCTAGCCACAGGTACAACTAATTTTTCCGCCGCAACAAGTCAATTATCAAGTGTGGGAGCTTCGCAATTATTGGGAAGTGCGGGAGATCAAATTTCTACTGTGTCTACTTCTGTGGCTCAAGCCACTAGTGTTTTATCCAATACAGTATCAGGTGATGTGAGTTCATTGGTAAGTGTAGCCAGTAAATATGGAACGCAAGCTACTAATTTATGGGCTAGCTCTTCCAGTAGTTTATCATCTGGATTGAGCGGAACTTTATCTAGTGGTATTAGCAGCATTACTGGTGGCATAGGTTCAACTGTGTCTGATATCACAGGAAAAATTGGAACAATAGCAGGCAGTGTGTCTGGTAGTTTATCGGGCAGTTTATCTAACCTTACTCAAGGACTGTCATTAGATTCTATATCGGGTGGCATAAGTCAGCAGATGAATACACTAGGGTCAAGTTCAGCTTTTGGCGCAACATTTGGCAGTATCACTAGCCAATTTGGTGGAGATGGTACAGTACAAGTTGCTGGAGCTTTTAAAAATACAGTTAATAGGCTTACTGTGGACGCGGCAGCAGTTAGAGTCATAGGAAGTTCGGCTATTACTCCGCCTAACTATGATATACCTAGCGTACAGAGTCTGGGGGCCGCGCTTGATATACAAACTGCTAAAGATTATTTGTCATCGTTATCTTCTTCTCTTGGTAGTACGTTGGGTAATTTAGGATCATTAGGTAATTTAGGTTCTCAGGCTGTTAATATTGCCTCTAACGGGGTGAATACAATTACTAACATTCTTGGTAAATCTGTATAGGATAAATAAAGTATGGCAACTTTCATTGGTTTTAGCACAATCGGCAAAAATAAATCTTTTACTACAGTAGATAATGAACTTGTTAAAATAGATTTATTAAATGCTTTCAATATTAGACAAGGCGAACTTCCTGGTAGACCAAACTACGGAACTGTGTTATGGAGTTTTTTGTTTGAAAATCAAATAGCCGAAACGCAAACTTTGATAACCAACGAAGTACACCGCGTGGCTAGTGGTGATCCGAGGATTTTTATTCAAGACTTGGTTATGTACCCGCAAAATAATGGTGTGCTAATAGAACTTTCGTTACAGATAGTATCCGGCATAGATCCTTTGATGCTATCTATATTTTTTGATCAAACTTCCGGAACAGCTAGTTACGTATAATCTTAAAATACGCAGTTTATTTTAGGTATAAATACTGTAACACTGGAATAATATGGCCACAACTACAAGACAAACAGTACTTTTCGGAGTTGAAGATTGGAAAAGAATTTATCAAACTTATAGCGAGGGAGATTTTCAAAGCTACGATTTTGAAACACTACGCAAGAGTTTTATTGACTATCTACGCCAGTATTATCCGGAAACATTTAATGATTACATTGAATCATCTGAATTTATAGCATTACTTGATGTTATAGCCTTTATGGGGCAAGCATTGGCTTTCCGCACGGATTTAAATACCCGCGAAAATTATATAGATACTGCGGAACGTAGAGACAGCGTTATAAAATTAGCCAATTTAGTTTCCTATACACCGCAACGTAATACAGAATCTTCGGGATATCTCAAAGTATTTTCAGTCAGCACAACTGAAAATATTACCGATTATAATGGCATAAATTTAGCCAACGTTACAGTAAACTGGGCAGACCCCAGTAATTTTGATTGGCAAGAACAGTTTATTTCCATTATCAACGCATCTTTAATTGATACGCAAAAAGTAGGAAGTCCTGGTAATGATCAAATTATTTTAGGTGTAGATACGCAGGAATACAGCATAAATTTAGTGCCAGGTTATTTGCCAGTAGTGCCCTATACTGCTACTATAGATGGTATAAACATGCCTTTTGAAGCTGTAAATGCCACTTCACTGGGCGAAACGTATATATATGAACCAGCCCCTTTACCTAACGGCATATTTAATGTGTTGTTCCGCAATGATCAATTGGGTTTTCAAAGTGATAATACCGGTTTTTTCTTTTACTTTAAACAGGGCGTACTTCAAAATCAGGATTTCAATCTAATAGAACAGATATCTAATCGCACTGTTGATATCAATATAGAAGGCATTAATAATACAGACATATGGCTTTATCAATTAGACAACGTAGGAAAGATTAGTAAAGAATGGAGTATAGTTCCATCGGTATATGCGGCTGCGGTAGAACAGATGACGCCTACACTTCGCACAGTATTTTCTGTGACCAGCAGAACAAACGATCAGATTACATTGGTCTTTGGGGATAATGTATTTTCCGCTATTCCGGTTGGGCAATTTAGAACCTATGTACGTGCTTCTAATGGGTTGAATTATATTATTAATCCTGAACAGATGCAGTCTATACAGATTCCAATATCTTATGTTAGTCGTACTGGCGGAATAGAAACTTTAACATTTACTTGCGGACTTACTAATCCAGTAACTAATGCGGCTCCTCGCGAGACCATACAACAAATCAAAGAACGTGCTCCTGCTAGATACTACACACAAAATCGTATGGTTAACGGGGAAGATTATACTAATTTTCCTTTTACAACTTATAATTCTATTATCAAAAGTTCAGCGTTAAATCGTAGTTCTATAGGAACTAGTAGATATTTGGACTTGGTTGACCCTACCGGAAAATACTCGTCAACAAATGTGTTTGGTAGCGACGGAGCATTGTGGTATACAAATGTTTTACCAGCGTTTACATTTACTTGGCAAACAACCAATCAAATTAATAATGCCATTATAAATCAAATACAGCCACTTTTAGTTGGTGAGACTATGAAGCAGTTTTATTATGCTTATTTTTCACGCCCTAATCTTTTGGCTATTGATTATCTATGGCATGAAAGTACCACTATAGTTAATGAAACCACGGGATACTTTGTCAATTCTAGCGGACAGCCTGTGCCTGTAGGTGCTTCTCCTAGCAACAATGCTAAATTTATTACAGAAGGAGCTTTAATAAAATTTGTTCCTCCTGCCGGTTATTACTTTGACGTTAATAATGAGTTACAACCAGGTGTTCCGATTAAAAATGAAGATCATTTGGTGATATGGGCTAGTCCAACTGCTATTGTGGGAAATGGAACCAATCAAGGTTTGGGGAATTTAGCTACTGGTGTGGGACCTGTG